GAAGACAATACGTCCTATGCAGACAAGGAACTTCCTTCGTCTTATACGTTCACATACAAATATGCCGATGCCCGTCCATATCTAAATCTGTTGCGAACTGACCAACTCCCTGATGAGTTGAACATATATGTTCCGGATCTTGGTTCTTTTTCCATACCCCCTCGGATTGTTGAGTTTCCTTCGCAGCCTTTGTCCGAGGGGGTGCTGATACCGGTTCAGAATCCTTATTCTGAAAATTGGGCTACAACAACGGCAGGAGCCATATTTGCGTACATTCTCAATAATATATACGAAAACTATGATGGTCAAGGAGGTATTGGGCATACTCATCCAAATCTTGAGCTGATTAATGCTATCTCTTATTTGGATGGATATCTTCTGGTTAATGGTGAAAAAATAAAAGCAGGATGGGCTGATAAACTTTCTCCGGACAGTCCTATTTATAATATGTTTATTCGTAAGGACAAGGAGGATTTTACTAATTTCCTGTTATCCTTACTGGGCGGAGTCTTGATTAAGAAATATGCCAAGTTCGGTGATTTCGTTACTGGTGTATCAGGTGGATACATAGACGAAAAGGGTGACATGGAAATGGGAAGCGGCGTTTTCCGTAAGCGTCTGTTTGTTCCGGAAATAGCCTATAACCGTACAACCTATTTCAAAGGACGTATGGTAAACTCCCCCGGTGGCGGTTGTAGCGTATTGTCATACGTGGATAACGGCGATGGAACCTACACCATCACTCCCGATCTGACGGACGCGGACGGATTGAGCCAGTTTGTTGATGATATCCTTACCACCTATTTTGTGACTAAGAATAGCGAAGGCAAGCTGAATGGCTTTGAAGAGATGAAATTCCGGGTGACTGCCGCAGATTATACCGCCAAGAAGTTTACTGTCATTCCCCGTCCGGGACATTCTGACTGGAAACCTGCCGAGCAGATGGTATTGGCACAAACAGGTAACTTTACGGATCCGGAACGTCAGACTTATATACTTATTGATTCAGTCAACGGAAACAACTGCATTACATTCTTTGACAATGCCAACACTTGGGACCCGGAGCCGGCGCAGATGCCTGCGTGGTTCGGCAAGAAAAAAGGCATGACTGTAGCCGGTATTAATGCGGACAATTACTCGGCCGTTCTTCAAAACATTATCATGACCGGGCTTATCTTTTAGGTGGATGAGATCACCGGACAGACAGTGCGTGTTCCGTTGTACAAAGGTGAATGGACCGCAGGTAAGTACGCCTACTATAACCAGGTGTCACACAACGGGGCTTTGTGGTTGTGTGTTGATGATAACGGAACGACAACCGAGCCATCAGATGATAACCCGGCATGGCTGAAACAAGTGGACAAAGGTGATAAAGGTGATCCGGGCTTGTCTGTAGTCGGTGGTGGTCATTGGGAATCCGCCAACACACCATATAGTGCCAATACAATGGTCACTCTTGCCAACTGTGTCTTTATATCCAAGGTGGAAACCTCCAATCCTCCCATCAGAATATTGCGTATCAAAGGCGGCAATTTCTTAAGAAAGAAGGACGGTGGTTATTATCTTGCCGGAAAACCTGCCGACTGGGAGGTTAACGAAGACTGGGACATGCTGCTTGACGGGCGTGAACTGAAAGGAGAGAGCATCACCTTCCTTGGTGAATTTGCCACGGCTCCAGCCAACCCGAAAAACGGTGATTCATACCGTAACACAACTGACCGCGCCACCTACATCTATCAGGACGGAAGATGGCAGCTTATGATATCGGACGGGAAAGACGGTAAGGGCTATGAGTATATATACACAAGAGGCAATATCATAGATAACACCCCTGAAAAGCCGGACAGTCAGCAGAAAGATGGTTATGTTCCGGAAGGCTGGACGGATAATTATCTTGGTACGGACATAGACCATCAGGTTGAATGGGGTTGTACACGTTTTAAGGAAAACGGCGTATGGTCTGAGTTCAGTGATCCTGCCGTGGTGCATCGCTGGAGTAAGGACGGAGAGAATGCCATCATGGCGGACTTCGATAACGAGATGGTCAATGCAGCCCTTACTTCAGACGGGAAGGTCGTGTCCTCACAGACTTGGAATACAACTGTCAGCATGTGGTACGGAACGGAAAAGCTCACCCTTGACAGCATCACCTGTACACCTGACACAAATCTTCTGTGTGCGACAGACAAGAATACAGGAGTGGTGACAATATCGGTATCTGCCGGAGCTACTCTTGCTGCGACAAACACGGTGAAGATCACAATCAGGGCTACAAAGAACGGGCAGCAGTATTCCCGTGATCTTACGTTCACAGTAGCTGGTGTGCGTGGGGGAGCGAATGGTGCGGATGCCATTCTATACAGCATTGTCGTTTCCGCCAGCTCAGTAAGCAAGGACAAGAACGGGAACTACAGCGTGTCTTCCGTATCATGTTACAGGCAAATGTCAGTGGGGGGCGTGATATCCACTACAACGGACGGTATATTGAAATACAGTATAGACGGTGGAGCTGAAACTACCATAAACAACAATACAGCCATATCAAGCGGAAATTTCACGAAGACATTGAAGTTTGTCTTTTACGTGAATGACCAGATAGTGGATGTTGAAACCGTCCCCATGCTTGTAGATGGTAAGGACGGGGCTGACGGTGAGAGTATCACAGCCGCAGGTCATTGGGAATCCGCCAACATTCCGTATGCGAAAAACAGTACAGTATCGTTTGCCGGAGGATCTTACTTAAGCAAGGTTCAAACATCCAATCCGCCACTTCCGCTTCTTCGTGTGAGAGGTGGAAGTTATCTAAGGAAGAAGGATGGCGGTTACATACTTTCCGGGAAGAGATCGGACAAGGCTGTCAACTCCGACTGGCAGGAAATGACTTCCGGTGTCGAACCGTCCGCTTCGTACTGGCTTGACAGCCCAGTAAGCACGATAAACTTCACGTCAACAGGCACACCGTCACCGTCAGCATTTGATGTTACCATGAAACAGAATATAGGCGGTAATGTGAGCGATACGAATAGGTTCTATCTTGTCGCACGCAAATATAACGGAAGCTGGCTGGCGCATGTAGGTGCTACCCTGAACAGCCAGATATCCGTTCCTGCAACAGCCGGATACACTCAGTTTGCCGTCCGGGCTTATAAGTCGGCTTCCGATGCAAACGCATGGAATAATAATTTTGTCGCTGAAAAAGGTGTGGGGGTTGCTAAAGACGGAGCCATAGGAGCGACAGGAGCAACAGGGGCGTTTCCCCGTGACAGAGGCGTATGGGATTCCGGACAGACTTACGTCTGGAATGCGGATTACCGGGATAAGGTCATATATCTGATAGGGGGAGTTTATTATAATTTCCTTGTAAAAAATTACGGCGCTTCCGTTACCGCTGCACCCACATCAGCCAACGGGGATTCGAACTGGGAAGCCATGCAGAAGTTTGTGAATATCGCTACTGACACCCTGTTTGCCGATGGTGCGAATGTGGCCGGATTCATGTATAAAAATGGCATGATGAAGAGTCAGAATGGAAATATGGAGATATCCGGCAAGAAGAATGATGCGTATATAAAATTGGGTGGTGGTAAAACACTCATAAAAGAAGACGGATCGGGGAAATTGGCTGATGGGGGCATATCGTGGGATTCGGATAGTAATGTCAAAGTGTCGGGTATTATCACCGCAGATCTTCTCTATTCACCGGGAAGCGATATGGATAGTCTGGCTGATTCAGAAGGTAACATGACCGTGAACCCATCCACTCAGGGATCTACATTCTTTTCCGCTGATGGTCTTGGCGGAACCATAACCCTCCCTCCCGCATCATCATGGAACGGATTGAGATTAGAGTTTGTAGTAGACATGACATCAAGGGTGGCTAAGAACCCCGACAAGTACAAGGCTACAAACTATTTCTGCGGATTGGTGGGAGCATATAACAATAAAACAGAGATTCAGATGGCAAGGCCTTATGTTTTGGAGATGAAGGCCTTTAACAACCATTGGTATATAACACGTATGGATTTAATTGAGTAAAAGATATGCTTATGAAAGAATTATGGCAATTAATCAAGATGCTGTTCTCAAGCAAGCCGGGTGATTTTGACACTCCTAAGTTGCTTTCCATGAAGCATTATCCTTTCAAGGGATACCGTTTCATGATGTGGTGCGGACGGATGATCTACCGTATTGAGAACAAAGAGAACATAGAGAAGTACATGCAGACTTATGCGGGTAAGGAGAGTATGACGCATGAAACCATACACCTGCGTCAGGCACAGGTTATCGGCTCATGGGTAAAATACTATTGGCGGTATTTTGTCGAGTGGATCAAGGGAAACCCTATCTGCCATCCTGCGAGTTCGGCGTATTATACCATCTCATACGAAATGGAGGCGTATGCCAACGAAGACAATCCGGATTACCCCGTTAACTATGACAGGAACAATCTTTCCCGGTATAAAATAAAAGGCGGCAGAAAGAAGATGTACAAGTCGGTTGGCGGCACTTCAAAAGTGTGGAAAAATTATATTAGAACTTTATAAAAATAGGATATTATGAGTGATTTGAATTTAGACAATATTGTTGGTTTTAAGGCTGTTGATAAAGACGGTAACGAACAGAATGTAACAGTGGATGAGATGGTGGACATGGTTTCCACAAGAATGGTTATGGCTTTGTCAGAAACTTCAACA